ACGAAGGCGAACCCTATGAAGTCACAACGAACCTATTCGTTGTTGTCGCATGGGAACGCAAAACAAAACGGCAAGCATCTTCACTCGCTAACGGCATCGGAGCAGAAGACCTCGCATTCTTTGCATACGAATCAGCCAAACAATCTGGGGTTGTCGTTCCGGCAATCTTTGACGATTACATTCGACGCATTCAATCGGTCGAGGTGGTCAACTCAGATGAGCCAAACCCTACCGACGCGGCAGTTACAGACGTTCTTTAGCAGAAGTACTTGTCGCGACAGGGTATTGGATACCAAACATTCCATTCGACACAGAGGATCTCTTCACAGTTGTCGAGGTATTGAAAGAACAACAGAAAGAGTCACGGCGTAGACGATGACAACGAATACAACCATCGAGATCACAGGACTCAAGGAAGCCATTCGTTCCCTCAACAAAGTTGAGCCTGGACTCCGCAAGCAATTTGTCCAGGACGCAACCCGTATTGCTCAACCCGCAATCACCGAAGTACAACGTGGCTATACACAAGTTCCGCTTTCTGGCATGGCTCGCAAATGGCAACAGAACAACAAAAAAATATTTCCGTTTTCTGTGGCTCGCGCAATCTCTGACGTCAAATTAAAGGTCGACGCATCTCGAGAAGCCGTGTCCCTGATCTACATAACCCAGACAAACGTTGCAGCTGCAGTTTTTGAAGCAGCAGGACGCACCAATCAAAACCGCCTTGGTGATTCACTCGGGCAACTTCGCCCAGGCACTACTCGAGTTCTCGGGCCTGCCGTCTTTCGCAAGCGCGGAGAGATTGAGCGTGAGATGCTGAAAGCGTCAATGGACGCAATCAAACTCGTTCAGAAAGAACTCGACTAATGGCTCTAGCAATCCCCATCATCACAGAATTCGACGGCAAAGGAATCAAATCTGCCCTCAACGAATTCAAAAACTTAGAAACAGGAACCGAAAAAGTTGGCTTCGCAGCAGAGCAAGCAGCCAAGGTTGCTGTTGTTGCATTTGCAGCCTTAGCAGCGGGCGCAGCAGCTGCAGGAGCAGTCCTGTATAAAGCGGCACAAGCAGCAGCCGAAGACCAAGCCGCACAAGTTCAACTCGCCAATGCCATCAAGGCATCAACGACCGCGTCAGATCTTCAAATTAAAGGCGTTGAGGATTACATTGACAAAACCCAACGAGCAGTCGGCGTTGCAGACGACGAACTTCGTCCGGCACTCGGTCGCCTCGTTCGTGCCACTGGCGACGTCAGCGCGGCTCAAGACCTCCTTAACCTCAGCCTCGACCTAAGCGCCTCAACAGGCAAATCGGTCGAGACGGTGGCAAACGCCGTTGCCAAGGCTCAGGAAGGCTCCTACGGTGCTTTGGCGAAACTTGGTGTCGGGTACGACGCTGCAACATTAAAGGCAGCAGGATTTGAAAAAGTTCAGGGGATGCTCGAGGAGCGTTTTGCTGGTTCCGCAGCCGAGAAAGCCAAGACCTACGAGGGAGTGATGGCTCGCCTCAAGATCACACTCGGCGAACTTCAAGAGTCAATCGGCTACAAGGTTTTACCAATCTTGACCGACCTCGGAGATTCCGCAGTTCGCATTGCTGAAGCGTTCGGTCTCAAAGGCGCTGCTGGAGGCGTTAAACAACTCAGCGCAGAAATCGTCAACCTCGGCACAACTAGCGACGGCATGATTAACACATTTGGCAAGATCTACAACTCAATTGCTGGCTTCGTCAATGGCGTCATGAACGCGCTCGCTATTCCACTAGCTGCAATTCATTTCCTGCGTACTGGTGATCTTGGAAACTACAAAGTCAAAGGTCTTCCAACATTTGAGCAGTTAATGGCCGCCAACCCAACAACTACCCGTCCAGTCACTACACAGCAAGCCGAAACCATGTTTGGCGGGTCAGCAATTTCTAGCGCAGCTGGTAGTTCTCCTGCATCCATCCCTGCCCTGCCACCTAAAGCAGTTAAAGCGGCACCAGAAGTATTTGACAACACCTCAGGCAACGCAGGCGGATTCGAAACTGCAGGAATAGGCGGAATACAAGGCTTGACAATTAACCTTGATGCAGGACTCATTTCATCGCCTGCAACCATCGGTCAAGACATCATTGACGCAATCCTTGCAGCCCAACGCAACTCAGGAGCGGTCTTCGCACCGGCAGCAACACTGTGACCGTCCCCACATATCAAGTTCTCGTCGGATTCCAGACGACCACAGGCTTCGGTCAGCCATTCCAACTAGACGACGCCGTCTATGGCTTGCTCGACACGGGAACTCTCGGCGGTCTTGCCTTTGCTGACCTCACCTCAATTGTTCTGTCGGTCAACATCAGGCGCGGACGAAACCGCCAACTAGATCAGTTCAACGCAGGAACAGCACAAGTCGTATTCAACAACAGCACCCGTGTCCTTGACCCGCTAAACACAGCTTCCATCTACTACCCGTATGTTTTGCCTCGCTCGCCAATTCTCATTTACGCCAACGGCACCCCTATCTACACAGGCTTTGTCGAAGACTGGAACCTTGACTACTCAATTCCAAATCAAGACCGAATGCATGCTCGATGCGTTGACGCCTTCGGCACCCTGGCTAATCAGCAACTAAACGCTTTTACCCCGTCCGCAGAGTCATCGTCAAGTCGCGTCAATACCGTTCTAGACCGCCCAGAAATCGCCTACCAGGGCGCAAGGTCTATCGGTACAGGGACATCTACTTTGGGGGCTTACGCGGTCTCTAAAGACACCAGTTGTCTTGGCTACCTCCAGCAAATCAACACCTCCGAACAGGGCTACCTATACGCATCAGCCGACGGAACCCTTACCTTCAAGGGCAGGTCTAGCGTTCTCAACCCCGTGTCAGGCGCGTCCTTTACAACTAACGGCACCGGTATCCCATACATGAGCCTCGTCAACCAATACGGATCAGAACTGCTCTACAACTACATCGTGACCCAATCACCCGCAGGAGCTGCACAAACATCCTCGGACGCAAATTCAATTGCTCTATATCAGACGCAAAACTACAACGTCCTTAATTTGCTGAACTCCACAACAACAGAAGTTGCGGGTCTTGGGGCATATCTTCTTGGCAAATACGCAAACCCCGTTGTTCGCTTTACTGGCATTTCATGCGAACTTGCAGCTCTAACTTCTGCGCAATGGTCAACCATTTTCGCTATCGACTTAACGTCAATAATCACTGTGCAAAAGGATTACTCAACGGGCAGTCCCTCGTCAGAATCTCAGACGTTAATTGTGTCAGGAATTGAACACCGAATTGTTCCAGGCTCACATATCGTCGGTCTTACAATGGAAGCAACCGACGGCAACCAATACCTAACGCTTGACGATGCAATCTTTGGAACGCTCGACAACAACCTTCTCAGTTTCTAAAGGAGACAAACAACATGACAATCAACGGCCCAACAACAGCAGGACAAATTCTTACTTCGGCGTATGTTAACAATATGCCTCGAGGCGTCATCTCGTATGTAAGAAACACAACAGCAACAGCAGATATCAACGACACCGCAGTTCACGGATTATTCTCCGGACAAGCATTTACGCCAATTGCAGGACGCGTCTATCGCCTCACATACTCTGTTGGTTATGTGGCAAAAACAGACAACGGCGGAAATGTATTTATCTACATAACAAAAGACTCTGAAAGCGGCACAAAAATAGACGGCAGTTTTTACTCTTCCACAGGATTAGACGTTTATTTCCCATACAGCAAATCAGTCATCCTTACAACTACGCAAATGGGTACATCTTCATTTACGCCGTTTGTAACTTTGCAAGCCAACACTGCCGGATACATTGCAGGCAACTCAGCAACAGAACCAGGCGCAATTATCATTGAGGACATTGGTGCTGCATAATGCGAAATAGCCTAATTCTATTGGTTATTTGCGCATCGCTTACAGCCTGCGCAGACCGTGTACGTTACAACTGTGACACCACCGACACCCTCAACAAATCATTCATAGAAAGCAAATGCAAATGAAACTAGAAAACCGACTCAGCAACGAAGAAATTAAAGCCCGACTTATTCTTGTTGTTGGCGTATGTCTCTCGAGCGCGTTCCTCTTCTCAATTGTCGCTCTTCTGTACGGGCTTCTGTTTGTGGTGCAACCAACCGAGCAAGCACCCAACGACTCTGAAGCATGGGCAATCCTTTCACCAATGCTTATGACACTCGCTGGAGGTCTCATTGGTCTTCTTGCTGGCAACGGCCTGAAAGACAAACCGAAAGACCCACCAGTATGAGCAACCGCCCATACCCGTATTACCCATCTTGGGACGGGAAAAAGACACAACCAGTTACGGCAAAACTTGTTGAACTATGCGGAAAGCGATGGGGAACGAAATCGTTGGGCACATATGTAAATCGCCCAATGCGATCAGGAGCAGGACTGTCTGTTCATGCCACTGGCTACGCAGCTGATATCCAATACAAAGACGAAGCACAAGCGCGCGAGATGTGGGACTGGTTCCTTGCCAACTCAAAAGCCCTCGGACTATGCGAACTTCACTGGTACGCCTACGGCACCTACGGCGCGGGCTACCGATGCTCTCGAGGAGAAGGCAAAGCAGGCGTCAAGATATACACCGCCGACGACAACGCAGGCTCCTACGAAGGCAACCCAAACTGGCTCCATTTTGAAATGGCAAACCAAACCGCGGAAGCATTCGAAGCCGCATGGCGGGCATTGCCCAAACCATAAATCGCCCGAAGAAATCACCCTCTTCGCGCTAGACCTCGGGACTGACTGTGTTTCCCTCATTGGTTCCGAGGTCGAATCCGCCACCCAGACGCTTGCTTGTGTTACAACATCTGGACAAGTCGAGCGAAGGGAAACGCAATGACCGATACACAATTTATTTACAGTTTCATAATGGGATGGGTCAGTTGCTGGCTCTTTATGAAAATGATGGCCAACAGATGATGCTTCCCACCTGGGGCTACATGCCGTTATGGTCTAAAGACAAACTAACCCTCGTCCAAATCTTCACGGATTCGGCAACAGAAGAAATCGTCAAAGTCACAGTCGCCACAAGGCGCGCTCCCTGGATGACGTTTGCTTCGATTACAGAAGTAGAACAGGTTGATTAAGAGAATCATGGCAATCGCCCTCATCACCGCAACATTCACCGCAACCCCCGCAAGCGCAGCTGCGCAATCCTGCCCACAATGGGAACCGCTCCTCCGCAAGCATTTCCCCGCAAAGGTCGTGCCAACGCTCTCGAGGATTATGTACCGCGAATCTCGCTGCACTCCTCGCGCCGTGTCGCCAGTCCGCAAAAGCACCGGACGCCCCGATGTTGGTCTCATGCAGATTCAAGGCTCATGGGCAACCGTGACACGGGCAGTCTGTAAGAAACAAGACGTCATCCGCGCATTACAGGATCCGTCGTGTAATGTCAGGGTCGCTCGGTACCTCTTCGACAATGGGGGTCTCGGGCATTGGAAAGCGACCTCAGGGTCGTAACGAAAGATGAGGGAAACATCATGGAATTAACAACCGACGAA